CCTGCTCTCTGTATTACAAATTTAATTTGTTATTGGATAGCACTGGAGAAGTATACTGGTTCCCGGATTCCTATTAAGAGATTACCTGTTCGGGTAAATGGTGATGATATCCTTTTTAGGGCTAATGATGCCTTTTATGACATCTGGAAGCTTACTATTAAGGAAGTTGGTTTTGAGTTATCTTTAGGAAAGAATTATATTCATCCTAATATCTTAACTGTTAATTCCAAGCTTTTTTATTTCCATCATCGCCAGGTTCCACAGGCTGGTTTATCCTACTATTTTGAAGAAATAGGATATTTTAACCCTGGACTCTTAACTTCCCAATCTAAGAGTGTGCTTCGTGACTCTACCCGACGCTTACCTTTAGGTGACCTTTATGAGATTGTTCTCAATGGTGCCTATAATAAGCAACGAGCTCATGATCGTTTTATACATTATAATATTGTACAAATTCGAGAAGCTACCCTTAATGGTGAATTCAATCTCTTCATTCCTCTCCATCTCGGTGGACTTGGTTGGAAGAGATTCCCTGGAGTTAGAACCCCTAACATTACACACTTTCAACAGAAGTTTGCATTCTTTATGAGAATGAAGACTCTGGAGAGTTTGTCGAAGGGTGTTTTTCCTAAAAAATATATGTCGGCATTAGTTGACGACTCCGAGCTTAAGAATAGGATTTCTTGTATCACCGTACACAAGACGTTCTCTCCTCTCGAGCTCCGTCCCTATGGTCCTATCCCTTGTAACTATAAGTTACTTGAGGAGGATAAGGAAATGCTGACATCCCTGGAGTGCCTCGATCCCAAGAAAGATATAAATTCACCTCATGATTTCAAAGAGGTGAAGATGAAATATCGTAATCCTGGAGATATGAAGCGAGAATTTAATAAATACTATAAGGAGTGTATGCTATCTGGACAGGGAGGATTAAACCTTCTATCCAAGGAAGCAATCCTTACAGATAAATTCTACGGGTTATATTATCGAGTGGGTTCTGATTTTAATTCCCAAAACGGTGTTGATTTAGAGATTGAAGAAAGAAATTGTCTTCCTAATCAACTTAATACTTCCGTGCTAAATTAGCTTTCGCTATAAATGCCGACAGACTACACGGGAATGAGTAGTCATTATCAGAATGTATAGTCGCACTGTAACTGGTGGGAACCACTGAAACAGTTACAAGTCATGGCAAAACGCCAAAAAACTAAGAAGCGATCCACGAGAAAGATTGT